ATAACATTGCACTGGCGCTGCACAGCAGTTGATGGTGATCACTCTGTAAGCTCATATGGCACGACAAGCCACACGCCCGATCCATCAGATAGCAACTTTATTGCTTATGACAGCGTTACAGAAGCTAACTGCATTGCATGGGCGCAAGCACAGGTAGACAAGGATGCAACGGAAGCAAATCTAAAGGTAGGCATAGATAATCTTAAAAACCCACCCACGAAAAGCGGAGTTCCTTGGGCTGCATAACTTTAACCTAGAAGGAGATCACGATGGTAGAGAAACAAACAAAATCCATCAAGATTAACGATAAAGAATACGCTGAAGATCAGCTAAATGATCAGCAAATCACTATGATTAATCATGTGCATGATCTGGATAGAAAAATAAGGTCTGCTCAGTTTAGTTTAGATCAAATGACGGTTGGCCGTGAGGCGTTTGTAAAAATGCTCACTGGTTCATTAGAAAACGATGCTGAAGTCATTGGGGCAGCAGAGTAATGCAAAAACGCACTGCAAGCGAAGCTCACGAACGCATAGACGAACTAAGCGAGCGTGTGATTAAACTTGAAGTCATGACCACAGAAGTGTTGAAGCGATTAGCGCGGCTTGAAACAATTGTTATTGGTAGCGCAGGGGCGATCATAATGCTCCTGCTGGCAGGGATGTACAGCGCTTAATCAAACATTGAGGGATGCGAAATGTTGGCGGAGCTTGCGATGTTCAACGCTGGTTTTGCTGTTCTCAAGCAAACCGTAATGAACGGAAAAGACATAACAGAGGCACTTGGTTCTCTCTCAAATATGGTTGGCGCGGAAGAAGATTTACGGGCAGCAGGCAATCGTAAAAAGAAAAGCGTGTGGAGTAAACTAGCAGGTAAAAATTCGGACGATTTTGAAGAGTTTATTAGCCTCCATCAGATTAAGGAACGTCGAAAAGAGCTTGAATCTATGGTGCGCTTATATGCCAGTTTTAGTTGGGACGATTACTTGGCCTTTGAGGGCAAGATGCGGCGAAAACGAAAACGAGAAGCAGAAGAAAGAGAGCGCATGATTGCCCGTCAAATTAGATATTTCACAATTGGGGCAGCGTTTGTCTTGAGCGCTGTGGGGTTTTATCTGCTCTTTGCTTTCACAAACTTTTTAAAGGAACTTTAAATGGTACAAATCACTGCACAATATCTTGATAGCCTCAAGCTGCTTCCGCGCTTGGCGTTCTTAGCGCAGATCGTTTTGACTTGGAAGGTTTGTTTATGGTTTATGACTTTGCCAGATCCAACAACGCAACAGAGCGCGTTTGTCTCGCTCGTCACTGCGATGCTTTCAGCATCCTTCGCGCTCTGGCTAGGCAAAGAAGCTAAAACTGACAGAGGCTCGAAATGAGTTGGTTTTTGCGTTTTTGCTCGTCGTTTTTATCGACGGTCAACAGATTGATATGGGGGGCGTGGCAGCGTTTCGTGACATTCATAGGTGCGCTTATTTCGCCTCTGAGATCGAAAAAACAGGCCACATCTACACCCACAAAAACTACTACAGAGACAGCAAAATCCAAGCGCACTGCCAGCCAAAGTTCTTCCCCAAAGAAACAAAGTTCTGGGACTAAACGAGGAAGGCCAAAGGGGTCAAAAAACAAAGCGAGTAAAAAGAAATGATTACATTGTTGGGAAGCCTGTTAGGCTTCGGCACTTCTTTTCTGCCCGAAGTTCTTAATTACTTTAAAGCAAACCAAGACCACAAGCATGAGCTTGAACGGGCGCAGCTTGAAATGGACCTAATGTCCAAACGTGCTGAGTTGAAATTAAGCATCATGGATAAAGAGGCCGACATTAAAGAAACAGAAGGACTTTACAGGCATGATAGCATTGATGCAGGGGGCTTTATTAACGCATTACGAGGTTCTGTCCGTCCTGTCATTACTTACTGTTTTTTTGCTCTTTTCGTTTCCATCAAGGTAACTGCGCTTCTCGCTCTGCTTGACGTTGGACATGATCTTGGTCGCGCCCTTAGTCTAATCTGGGATGACGCAACGGCTGGTTTGTTCGCCGCTATTATGTCGTTCTGGTTTGGAAATCGTGCGGTCAGCAAGTACATGCGAGCAAAAGCGTGATGGAAATGTGGCAGTGGGTCATGCTGTTTGGTGCGGTCAGCTTAAACACAATCGTCAATGTTTGGCGTCTGTATCTGGAAATGAAAAGGATTTAAAATGGCTAAGACAAAAAAGCTGACGAAAAGACAAGAAGCTGCGCTTGAGAGGCACAGAGAGCATCACACAGCTAAGCACATGGCGTCTATGCGGCGCGATATGAGAGCAGGAAAGACTTTTACCGAAGCACACAAGTTAGCCATGAAAAAGGTAGGGCGATGAGCAAGGCGATGGAAAGGCTGCAAGAGAAAATCGGCAGCACACCAGATGGCGCTTTTGGGCCAAACACAGCGCGAGCGATAGCAAAGTTTTATGAGCTTACCCGAGAACGTGGGGCGCACTTGTTGGGTCAGGCCGCGCACGAAAGCGCTAATTTCACGCTTACGAAAGAAAATCTAAATTATTCTGTGGCTTCGATGATGCGCGTTTGGCCGAGCCGCTTTCCAACAAAGGACAGCGCAGAGCCATACGCTCGCAATCCAAAAGCGCTTGCTGAGAAAGTTTACTTTGACCGCATGGGAAATGACACAAAGGAAAAAGCGTCTCTATACATAGGCAGAGGTTTTTTACAGTTGACGGGATTTAGAAACCATAAAAGCTTTGCGGCTGATATGGCGCTTCCAGAAGTACTTGAAGACCCGTCTTTGCTGGAAACAGAATATGCCTTCGAGACAGCGCTGTGGTTTTTCAAGCGAAACGATTTGTTTAAAATCGCAGATGATGGCGTGAACGACGAGACGATCAAAAAAATTACAAAGCGCGTAAATGGCGGTTATCATGGACTAGAAGACAGAATTGATAAAACCAAAAAGATTTTTAATTACCTAAAAACATAACACCGACACACAAGCCTTCCTAAAGACTTAGTGACAATCACAAGACAGTCACTTAAAAATACTCTTGACATGCCATACGTGCGCCTGTAGCTATGCAATTGTAAATAAAAGATAAATGGCGGCCCCTGAAGGACTCGAACCCTCAACCTGCCGATTAGAAGTCGGCTACCTGAATATACAGGTAAAATACCTCTAATAATTTATTCAATGTTTACAATAACATAAGTGGCAAAAAATCAAGTTTTAGGTCACATGAGCAGCAAGATGGGCGTGCAAAAACGACACATCCAGCCATCACAAGGAGAATAAAAACCTGCCGATGGGCATAAAAAGAGGTTGAAAATGAATACGAAAGTGAATATCACGGAAACAGGAATGAAGCTGATACAAGACCTAACAGAGCTTAGAAAAGCGTTTTATGCGATTGGTCAGCACGAACACAAAATGCCTACAGAGGCATATGATGCAATGGTAAACGGATTTCACACAGTCTTTCGCGGCCTGGAAAGCGAAATCATAGAGGAAATTTTTGATGCAAATTCTTGGGAGCCATATAGAACTTTACACCCATTACTGCCCAAATCGGGGCTGGCAAGTAAGGTGGACGGAGAAAGGAAAGCTGAAACGCCGCAAAGTTCCAAAGGGCATTGATCCAGAGCATTACAAACAACAGCTTAGAATAGAGCTTCACGGGGGGCGTATAGTCTCCCGTGGAAATCGGTTTGACGTGCTTGTTGAGATGTATTTCAGCGCTGAGCTAGAGCGCATGCTTGCAGACGGTGAAATACGTCAAAAGCGCAAGAAGTATATCGAAAGCAATCTTAAAAAGTACATCATACCGTTTTTCGGAGCCATGCAAGCCCCAGACATAACCGCAAGAGAAATAGGTGAGTTTCAGCTAGAACTCAAGCACACGCACGATTTGTCAGGACAAACCATTGCGCCCATCGTGTCGCTTGTGTTTCGCATCATCAATCTTGTGTATCTCAAAAGCAAAATCGCAAACTGGACGTTGCCGAGCAAAGAGCATGTGCAAACCATGCGGCACAGTAAAAAGCGCGAGAAAGTTACCCCAGACCGCGCAGAAACGCTTGCGGTGTTGCTTGAGCTTGAAACAGTGCGCGATAGGCTGATCTACAACTTCGCAGCAGAATGTGGCATGCGTATTAGCGAGGTGCTTGGACTTGCCTGGGGTGACATCGAGCGCGACGTTGTGAGCGTAAAAAGAAGCGTCGTTGATGGCAAGGATAATCAAACAACCAAGACGCATGACAGCCAGCGCAGCATTCGTATCAGCAAAAGCCAGAGGGCGCTGCTGAGCGAATACAAGCTCTCCTGCGAGGCGACAGATAACGACAAGTATATTTTCACAACCAAGCATGGCAGACTTCTCAACAGCGCAGACGTGCTTAAACAAGTGCTATACAAGGCACAACGAAAGGCAGGCACACGCAAGTGGGGCTTTCACGCATTGCGCAGATTTTACATCAACGAGCTTGCAGAACGTCAACTGATGAAAGAGCATATCCAGAAGCTTGCAGGGCATCGCCTAGGCAGCGCTGTGACTGACAAGTATTATCGCGACGTGCGCAGTGAGCTTGTCTTGGGCGATGCGTATGTGGTGGAGCTATAGGGCGCAATAGGGGCGCTTAGCCCCTATGCTTTTTCATGCCGACAATCACATGTGTCGCGTATAGGTCAGTTTTTTGAAACTTGACCGTCTTACCTGACTGTAAATCTTTTACGCACATCTCGTTAGTTTCGCCACAAGTTTGACAAACCTGTCTGACCATTCCGACAAGGTGCTTTTCAACACTAAAAAGAATTACTACATCATCGTTGACCTGCGGCGTTAACTGTGGATCAACAAAGAGCGTGTCGCCCTGATTGTAGCGAGGTGACATTGCTTCTGTGTAGGTCTGAATGGCATATGCTTTGTCGGAGTAATCTAAAAAGCTTGGCTTTTTAATTTGTTGTTGAGTTCCCTCTGGTCGTATTACCACGCCTTCGCCGTGGCTGAACTTTATGTCCATGTTCTGCTTCTCCACGTAAAGAGGAATGAACACAGCGCCTGCGGTCTGTGTAAAGCTTGAGAAGGCTGTTTCTGCGCGTTGCTCAACTTCATCAGTGATTTCGTCAATAGTGCAACCTAAAGCTTCAGCAATTCGAACCAGCTTTCCGTAGCTGGGTCGCAGCACCTCTCCTTTTTCATATTTTGATAGCTGTGACTGGCTTACTCCTGATAAGTCGGCTAATTCAACCTGTGATATTCGTTTTAGTGTGCGTACGCGGTGAATATTTGTATGCATTGTTTTTCTTTCTACCTATCCGTAACTCAATTTCCTATATGCACATTTGCATGGGGTCAAGCATAAATTGCAAACAAAACTGCTTTTTACATTTATGCAAGATTGATTATTCATAAATGACTTGACGCAGGTAAAAATTTCATTTAGCGTCAGCAGCACCAATAAAAACAATAGAGCAAATCATGCAGCTATATGAATTTTTAGCGGCGGCAGAGGTGAGTCAAACCACTTTTGCCGACAGAATAGGCGTATCCCAGCCTACGCTGAGTCGGTATTTGACAGGTAAAACGCTTCCAAGCGTAGTTATCGGCGCACGCATAGAAAAAGCAACGCTAGGTAAAGTACCTTGCAGCGTCTGGGAAACATTCGACAAAGATCACGCTGAAGCGCTGGCAAGGCTGGTGGAAGATGCCTGAAACTTATGCAGGTATAGACCCTGGATATCGGCAAGGCGGCGTTGCTTTGGCACAAGGTAGCTGGTCAGAAGTGCATGACCTGCCAGTGTTCACAGACCAAGGTGTAGATTGCGTTGGGCTTGTCGATATTCTGAGAAGTGTTCCAATCAGCCTCTGCGTGATCGAAAAGCAAAGCAGCAGACCCAAGCAAGGCGTAGCAAGCGCGTTTAAAATTGGCATGGCATATGGACAAATCCTATCGTGCTTATCTGTTACAAAGGTTCCATACCGCATCATTACTCCCAGCAAGTGGAAAAACGCATTTAACGTACCTCAAGATAAAGATGGGGCGCGGCGACTAGCAATGCAGCTTTACCCGAAACAACAAGAACATCTCTCAAGAAAAAAAGACGAACATCGCGCTGAAGCCTTGCTGATGGCGGCATACGCAGAAGGGTTAGCCAATGCCATACAGAAAATGTGATTACGTCAAAGATGGCATAGAGTGCGACGATGGGTACTTTTATTACGAGGAGTTCGTCAAGTGGCCGCGAGAATACTCAGGCGGCGAACCAATAGAGGTGAAAGAGGTCTGTCCAGAATGCAACGGCGAAGGCCGCGTCTTGGAGTCAGACACATGACCTATCCCTACGGCATCCACACGGACATGTCTAACGAAGACTACCATGCCATCAAAGAGGTTAATGGAATACCCGTCATAAGCTCAACAATCGTCAAAGACGTGTGCATGGAAGACCTTTTCTATGCCTTCAATAAACCGGAAATAAAAAACCAAGCAATCCTAGATGTAGGCACAGCATTGCACGCGCTGTTCCTTGAAGGACACATGCCCATCTTAGGCGGCAAAACACGCGCCACAAAAGAATACAAAGAAGCCACTGAAGAAGCGCAACGCACCAATCGCATAGCCCTGCCTACCGCAGATTACAACCGCGTCATGGGTATGCACCAAGCGATGCTGAACAACAACGCAATGGCAGAGTTTAAAAAATGCAAGCACGTCGTGGAGCAAAGCCTTTTTGTAAGAATGCAAGTCAATGAAAAGGATAAGCATCAAACGCCGCGTTTAGTATGCAAGTTGATTCAAAAAGCCCGACCAGACATGTACATCAAACGCGACGCTATCTGCATAGATGTAAAGACAGGGCCAAAGCCAGAACCCCACCAAATGAATAAGCATATAGAGCGCATGAAGTGGCACGTCCAAGCTGCGTTTTATAAAAACGTAATGGAAACGCTCGGCATGCCCGTAAAACGCTTTTTGTTTTTCTGCGTTGAGCGTGAGTATCCGCACAGAACACAAATCATAGAGTTGCCTGAAAGCTTAATGGAACACGGCTTTCAGCTTGCTTGTGAAGCAATAAACAAAATCGCAAACGCATACAAAACAGGGGTCATAGAAACAGGATGGCCCGACATACACACAGCAGAATTTGGCTGGCTAGAATAAACAACTCAGGAGAATATTATGGCTAAAGAAGACTTCAAACAAATGTCATACGTTGGCGCATTTAAATATTTGGACTTGCAAAAGCCCAAAATGCACAACGGCGACGAGTTTATAAAGTGCGAGCGAACTAGCGGCATGGGTGAATACTCAATCACTTGGGAGCTTTCAGCAGAAAATGCCGACGCCTTTATTGAAACCTGCAAAAAACACTATGAAGATTGCGCCAAACGTAACAAAAAAATAAAAATGCCAATGGGTCAAGTCCACAAACTCAAAGAGCTAGATAATGGACTTGTGCAAGTTACCGCAAAACTCGGCGCAAAAGACAAAGATGGAAACCCAAGATGGCCCAAGGTCATTGATAAGGCAGCCCAAGACATTCCAGAAGAAATGCTCGAATTGTACTCAGGGACAAAGGGCGCAATCATGTTTGGAATCTCAGTCACACGAAACCCAGGCAAGAACAATCACGGCATTACAGCGTTCATAAACAAGGTCCAAATTACAGAACCCGTTTATACACGCGATGATGATGATGGGGTTTTCGTCTATGAAAAACCACGCGTAGCCACAGAAGAAACCGAAAACCCGTTTGGCTTGCCACCAACAAAAAATAAAACACCCCAGAAAGCGTCAGACGAATTGTTTGATGACGAAATACCGTTTTGAGGGAAAATGACATGGAAAATAAAGATAAGCCAATCATGTTTATTGGACTTGATAAAAAAGAACTGCATCATCTTCTTTCTACATTGAGACACATTTTAGAAGATCATTTTGATTTTGAGGAACAATGTCGCAGGAACGGTATCACTGGCAAGGGTCTTTTTAGTGAAAGCGAATTGGATGTTCTTACTAGCGCATATTCTAAAGTAAGTGATGCTTTTTATTCATTTGATGAAGAAATACCGCTCTAGAGAAGCACAATGTTCTGGTGGGTTCTTCTCATAATTTACGAAGTAGATGGCATGGAGCTTAATGCGCAGTTCATCGTGAAAGATGCGATGGAATGCGACAAGCTCATCCGCTCCGAACTGATTGAAGCTGTCAGAAAAACCCACCCAACAGCAGATGCGTTCTGCGAAGAAACAGACGTGCTTTGGATAAGACCAAAGGCAAGGCCAAGGAAATGACAACAAAACCCAAGGCATACAAAAGTGTTTTAGCGCGACATAAAGCCGCTGGCAGGGCGCTGCTGTATGCCTTGGGCCTCATGGAAAGCTGGGGATGGCAAGCGCTCAAGCACATCATAATGAACAGGCTTGATCAACGCGAAATCGCTTGCCTTGCATTCGCAGCACTGCGAGCGCTTGACGAAGAAGAACGTAAAACAGTCATAGAAATGTCCTGCGACATCGACGTAGGGGCTGGGGTTCCAATGCCGCCTCTTGGCGAGGTGCATGACGATGCAAAATGGTGGGCGTCAATCGCAAATCAGAAGGAACACGAAGCGTACCTCATGGCAGCTTACAACGCATTGCCAAAGAAAAGCCAACAAGAGTTGCGAGCGCACCTAAAGGGCAAGTGGTGAATAAATTGACAAACAGATGGGCGAAACTGGACGCAAAAATGCAAGGAAGCTATGACGATCATAGCGCGGTTGGTGCGGCTGGTGCGGCTGATAGTGTGCTTGCAAAACTCAACGTCATTCGCGCAGACCATCTGATTAACAAAGATATTGCGCCAGTAGACTTTCTTATAGAGGACCTATTGCCAGCTTGCGGACTTGCAATGCTCGGAGGTGGGCCAAAAGTGGGCAAATCCTGGGAGTGCATGCGAATAATCAAACAACTCTGTGGGGAAGGCAAAGAGGTGTTTTACCTGTCGGCAGAGGATAATGAAGCAAGATTGCAAAAAAGGCTCAAACAATCGCAGCTAACAAACCTTAGAAACCTGCAAACTATTGCAGGAATGAGCCAGGACAACGCTATACCACGCGGCAAGGAAGGCCTGCGGATGCTACAGGAAATTGCTGATGTACATGCGCCACATCTGATAATCGTCGATACAGTAGCAAACATACTCAACCCAGATGCGCCCAAAAAAGGACGCTCAGAGTATCAAGTAACGGAGCTTGAATATGCCGAGCTACGGCGCGTGGCGCACCAGAATAACATTGCAATACTGCTAGTGCATCACACGCGCAAAGTCACAGATGCAGCAGTGTCACCCTTTGAGAATTTGCTGGGATCACAAGCAATCGCAGGCACGGTTGAAACAATCATGGTGATGACCAAAGAGATCGGTAAAAAAGACTGCAAGCTGCACGTGACGGGTAAGGACGTGGAGCAAAACGAGTTTTACCTAAAATGGACAGGCGATGGCTTCGATTTCAGCCACGATCCAGAGCTTGCTACACTCGGACCAAGGCAGTCTGAAATGCTGGACGTGATTAAAAGAAAGCCAAGAATAACCCAGAAAGGAATTATCCAAGAGCTTGACGTAAGCCAAGCATACGTCAGCAAAACGCTTGCGAAGCTCATCGACAAGCAACTGGTCGTCGAATTAGGCAGAGGAGGCTATGCAGCCATGAATGAAAATGACTAAGAGCATAGGGTGTTATACTTGTTATATTTGGAATATAACAGGTATTACATATATAATATATATAACAAGTATAACACCCCTTGAGCATAAAGAGATTTTGGGTGTTTTATGCTAGATTTGGTTAATTCTAAGCAATTTGTCAAAAATCGCCGGTTTTTCTTGGACTATACACAATTGAATGAGCGCGAGTTCGTTCAAGCCCTTAAATCGTACACAGATTTAGAGGAGCTAGAAGGTTTAGCCAATCGTCGTCGCTTTTTAAACTCGCCGCAACTTCAACGTTGGTTGCCTTGGCAGCGCGAGCAAATACTTCAACGAAAATGGGAGCTTGAGCATGAGCAGCGCCGAAAGTGATTTAGGTAAGAGAATGTTGGACTATGAAAGACAGCAACATAAAGACGGTGAACGTGGGCCGCTTCCATGCGACATCGTTCCGCAAAAACAAAAACTGTCAGGAGTAGGTCAAATGGCCTTAGACATTTTGACAGACCTGGGAACCGCTTCTGCGCAGCAAATCGCAGACCGCTGTAAGGAGCCAGTGAGCGTTAAACAAGCAGCAAGAGCATTAACGACGCTGTGCGGATACAACATGGTCAAGCGTGTGACAGTCAAACCTAGAAAAGCGGATGGGCCTAACAATTTATATGAGGTAGTCAAGAATGAACGTTAATGCTGATCATTACGCAAGGCTTGCGGCGGAAACGCTCGCTGAGCGCGGCAAGGAATACGGAGACTACAGGACGCTTTTCAAAATCATGGCTGAAAGGTTTTCGAGAGGCAAAGACAAGCCTATCACAGACCTTGAAGCTTGCATGCAGATGGTTGAGCTAAAGCTATCGCGCATCGAAGCAAACCCAAAAAATCAAGAGGATAGTGTGATCGACGCAATCGGCTACTTATCAATCTATGGAGGTTTACTTGAGTCCAAAAAGAAAACCATTAAACAAGACTGACGAACCTTCAGATTATGGCACGGAAGAGCGAATATTTCACGCAGGGCCAGACGGAATACGCATCGAGCGCGTGGACAAAAAGCTTGGCGGCGCAAAAAGATTGAGGGTCACTAACCAAACACCGTTAGACCGACACTACACGCGCGGCCAGATCACGCGAAGACAGTTTGAAGCAGGCCAGCAGTTATACCGCCTGTGGTATCGTGCAGGCCGTTCTACGCGCGTAAGCGTGGATTATACGGCTGTCAGGGTGGATGGTGGCGGCAAAGGCTCCGAGGGATCAGGAGAGGCTTTCACAGCGTACTTAGCAGCGTTAAGAGACATAGGGCAGGATTTAGCAAAGGTCGCTCAGTGGGTCGTTATAGAGGGCAGCAGCGCCAAGTCGTGGGCTGAAGAGCAGGGCCACGATCCCAAGGGCGGCGTTGTCGTGCTTAGACTTTGCCTAGATGCCCTTGGAGATCACTTTGGGATGGCGCGTTAGGTTTCCTCAACGGACAGCCGCATGATTAATATCAATTAATGCCCCAAGGTCTTCTGTTCTCCAAGAAAAACCCTTTGCTTTCCAACCGTCATAAGGCTCACAAAAATTTGTATCTAAATAATAGGACTCCACTTCATCGCAACCTTCATAAGCGTGGCAATCGTCTTTTAAAAAAAGCCAATTTTGTCCACATTTCTTAACAACCGAAAACGTAAGCTTTACTTCTTCATTTAATGGATATCCACGGTGTCCAAACCATTTACGTATATCATGTTCAGTCATAGTTTCAGTCTCCTTTGACTTGATCTTATAAACGTTGAGGGCCAAAACAAATTCGAGTTTCGTCCCACTCTCCGCAAGCTTCACAGTGGTAAAGAAAATCTTCGCCTCGTAAATCTTTTACAAGTCCTTCATCATCCGTAACTGTAAAATGATCGTTAAAATCGTCACAACTTTTGTGTCCAGTGTGAAGTAACCAGCCGCCAAATTCATGATGAGAAGCTCTTGCTTCTTTGTAGATATCGAACGTTTTCATATATCCCACTTCCCATTGCCCGTAGCCCACCGCCAAGCATCTTTAAGTTCTTTCGCAGCCTTACTGCGTGACCTTTTTTCCTCTTGGGCCTCTTCAAAATTGTCGGGATACGTCACTCGTTCTAAGCACGGGTAAACATTGCGTCCAAATCGGCGTATTTTCTGCCCGACCTTATATTTCTCAGCGTCTGTTCCACTCACGTGATCTAATAAAATGGTGAAGCAGTGACCGTTTTTCTGATATTTATCTGCAACAATCTCGCCGCCTATTGTGCGGTGGCCTTCAAATGTTGCGTTGCGAAAGTGTCCAGAAAATACAGCCTCTTCAAAGACTACATGACAACCTTTTGTTAAATTATGTACACTCATTGTGTTTTCCTTTCCAGTTTTTTTTCAGCTTTTAAGATTGCCAAGCGAAACATTACGCGCTCTAGCTTGGCGTTGATTTGCTCGTAAATTTGCGCTTGGGTGTTCATGGGGTTGCTCCCACTGATAGCGCCATAAAAAGCGCTGCAAAGATTGCGACACATCCCAAGACATCCCAGACCGAGACATGCCGCAAAGCTTGTTTGATTAGATTAAGGGTTGTCATGCGACTTCAAGTTCTTCTTGCATTCTCCAAAGCGCTCTTTGTGATCTGACAAGCAGTGTTGCGAAGGCTATGCGGCAAGCGATAGTTCCGAAGGTATCGCCCTCTTGTGCAATGCCGCCGCAATCGTCTAGCCATTCCTCACCGTCACTTGTGTTCTGCTCGGCGCAAAACTGAATGGCTTTGTGGTAATATATCGACACTTCGTGACCATCGCAGATTTGGTGCAAGTAATCTTGTGCAGTCTCAAAGCATCCTTCTGATTGCTCTAAAGCTTCTGTGGCGATTGACCTTGCTTCTGTGTACATGTGCATTTCGTTTACCTTTCCTTGATTAGCTGTTCATGCTTGACGCATGGCAAGGCAGCGCCGCAACTCTGCTAAGTCAAGCGGTACGGTGCGCGAAGCATTTTGTGAGCAGTTGGTTGATGTTGGTTTGTAAGTTGCTGCAAGCTTCACAAAAGTTGCACAGGCCTTATTTAAACCATGTGATTTGATACTGCTTTTAAATTGAGCAAGTGTGATGTTGCGCCCGTTGTTGTTTGTTAATTGAACACATTCATTTTTTTTGGTGGTTTTATCTGTAATAACCAACCAACCGTTGTAATAGTCAGCTTCATAAAGTTCTGATGTAAAGTCCATTCCGTTTACCTTTCCTTATTCTTATGCAGGTATTATATACATATATTTTTATGCAGCATTTATGGTTTAGTCTCCTCAATCTCCTGTATTTTAAAGTAACTATCCTTTAGTATTTCTTCTGAATCCATCTCTCTTACTTTCATTTCAGCATCGCACTTACTTGAGGCTTCTACCTCGTAAGAGTTACGGATAGTTACATATGCTATGTACTTCATCTCTTTACCTTTCCTTATTCGTATACAGCTATAATATGCACATCTGCATAGAATGCAAGAGGTAAAACAGGTAAAAGTTGCTTTTTTTTGTAATTTTTTTTATTTATTGGGCAACCTTTTCTATTTTTAGGGATATCAACACTATGGGTGAGTTAAAAACTGTAAACAAAGGTGGGCGACCTGCTGGCAGTGGTGGCGGCCAGCAGATAACGGCAAGACTCCGTAAGGAAATCTACAGTGCTTTGAGCATCTGTAAGAAGAACGGACATCCGCTTGATCAATTATTAGCTGAACAAATTCAACAAGATGCGTCGGGTACGCTATCAAAGCTCAGTAAGTTTGTTCCTCAAGAGGTCAACCTAGGCGAGGGTGGCTCAGAATTTGCCCAAGCTTTGGGCCAGATTGCTATAAAAATAGCAGAAGCCGATTTGACATCGGCAGGAAAACAGGGTCAACTTATTGATATTACACCAGAAACATCTAAGCAGACCGTCACACAAACCGACACAAAGCAAAAAAAGCGTAAAAAGTAGCAGAAAAATCCTAGAAAATGCGCCAGACCCCCCCGTCACTTGATCGTGGGGTGCAGCAATATATGTATATACCCCCACACATTCCCCCGACCTATAATTATTCGCTTGACGTGCCGCCTGACGAATATTATACCTGTTATACAATAGGCCGTTTTAGTAGGGTTTCTCTTTTGGCTTAGTCTCCCTAGGCTATATCTTAAGTCTCTTCGGCCTATTACAACGCTCAATATTTGCCTCATATTTCCTTTCCAGGAGTGGACCCCCCCCTGGGGGGTCTTCTTTTTAGCATAACGTCCCATGCCCAAGAAAAAATCTACGCTTGCTGATACGCTTTTGAAGCTTCACGGCGACCCTGTTTTGTTTGTTCAGACTGTTCTGAACGTCACTCCGCAGGATTGGCAGCGCGATGCACTATTGCATGTCAGGGACAACCCTAGGGTTGCTATTAAGTCTTCTCATGGTGTTGGCAAGTCTGCGTTACTTTCTTGGGTAATTCTTTGGTATATTTTTACGCGATCTTGTCGTGTTGTTTGCACTGCGAACAGCGCCAATCAGTTAAATCAGGTTTTGTGGGCGGAAATTCAGAAGTGGGCGCGTAATATGCCTGATGGTTTTCAGAAGCAGATTGAGATTACTTCGGATAAAATCACTGTGAAGGGTGTGGATAGTTCTGCGCATGCTAGGGTTAGTCGGAAGGAGAATCCTGAGGCTTTGCAGGGGTTTCATCATCTTGATGCGACTGGCAAGTCTAACATGTTGTTTGTTGTTGATGAGTGCAGCGGCGTTGATGATATTATTTTTGAGGTTGCGCAGGGCGCTTTGTCTTCTGAGGGTTCGAAGATATTGATGGTGGGCAATCCTACTCGCAACACTGGGTATTTTTACGATGCGTTTCACAAGTCTTCGCATCGTTGGAAGCGCATGACGGTGAGTTGTTATGACAGTCCTTATGTTAGTGAGGATTTCATTGAGGAGATGAAGTCGCAGTATGGCGAGGACAGCAACACGTTTCGGATACGTGCTTTGGGTGAGTTTGGCGCTGAGTCTGATGATTCTCTTATAGGTCGTCATTTGGTTGACGGTGCTATTTCGCGGCAAGTTGATGCTATGTTGATAGCTCCTGTGTGGGGTTTAGACGTTGCATTTACGGGTGCTGATCGTTGTGCGTTAGCCAAGCGTCAGGGCAATGTTTTGTTGGAGCCAGTCAAGTATTGGTCTGGGAAGGACTTGATGGAGACTGTTGGTTCTGTATTGACTGAGTACGAGGCGACGAGTTTTATGGAGCGTCCTAGCGAGATTTGCGTGGATGCTATTGGGATTGGTGCTGGTGTTTGTTCTCGTTTGCAGGAGTTAGGTTTACCTGCGCGATCTATTAACGTTGCTGAGAGTCCTTCTTTGGGCAATCGTTATGCTCGATTGCGTGATGAGTTGTGGTTTAAGGCTCGTGAGTGGTTTGAGGCGCGTGATTGTCACATGCCGGAGCAAGATGAGTTGATTAACGAGTTAACGTCGTTGCGTTTTAAGATTTTGTCTTCTGGCAAGTTTAAGGCTGAAGGGAAGGACGAGATGAAGCGGCGTGGTTTGCGCAGTCCTGATTTGGCTGATGCGTTTGTTTTGACGTTTGCTTCTCAGGCTGTGAGGGCGGCTGGTTCTGTGGATTATTACGGTTTTTCTGGGGATTTGAACTACGGTTCATCGTCTTGGGTGGTGTAGTGGCGAAAGCGAGCAGTGTTCGGCGTCTTCCGAGTGGTCGATTGAGTTATAATGGCGAGACTTTTCCTGGTTTTAACAAGGTTCAGCGCACTCCGAGCGCCAAAAGGAAGTTTAAGGTTTTAGCCAAGAAGGGCGAGGAAGTTAAGAAGGTTACGTTTGGCGATCCTAATATGAGCATTAAGAAGGATCAGCCTGCTCGCAAGCGTAGTTATTGCGCCCGTTCGAGCGGCATTAAGGGTGCTAACGATAAGTTTTCTGCGAATTACTGGTCGCGTAGAATGTGGGATTGTTAAGATGATGTACGTGAAGCGTTATATGAACCCCAATCCTGGCAGGAAGCCTTCTGAGCCGACTGTTATGGAGTTGTCTTCAAAGCCTAAGAAGGCACGCAAGAAGCCCAGCAGAAAGAACGCTAATACTTACGCTCGTATTAAGAAGGGCGTACAGACTGGCACTTATAGTTCTGATGGTTAAGCGGAGTTTTCCCAAGGTTCCCAAGACGAAGAGCGGCGTTCCTAAGAAGTATGTGAGAAATTCTAGAAATCCTGCTGCGAAGGAGCGCGAGATTTTAGAAACGCGCAGGCGTTATGAGTTGGGTTTGCCTATTGATGTTAAGAGGGTAAGTAAAAGCCGTGTCAGCCAAGCAAAAACCAAAAAGCGCCGCAAAGTCTAGCGGCGGTTCTCTTGCCGAAAAGTCAAGGAAGAGCGGCATTCCTTTGTCTATTTTGAAGCAAGTTCAGAAGCGTGGGAATGCTGCGTATTTGTCTAGCGGCAGTCGCAATGTTCCTATGGCTGCTTGGAGTATGGGCAGGGTTAATTCGTTCATTAGCGGCAGCGGCGGTGCTAGGAAGGCTGACGCTGATTTATGGAAGAAGGCGAAGGCTGCAAAGAAAAGGAGAGCATGATGCCAGGTTATCACAAGGGTAAAAAGAAGCCCAAGAAAAAAGGTAAGGGCAAGTAAGCATGGCTGAAATGGATGACGTGCGTTTTCGCAGCATTTTGCAGCATGAGATACAGAGCGCAGTCAACTATTACGATAGCGAGTTTTCTCAGGAGCGTGCGGATGTTTTAAGTCATTATTTAGGCGAGCCGTTTGGCAACGAGGTTGAGAACCGCAGTCAAGTTGTTGCAACGGAGGTATCGGATACGATTGAGTATATGATGCCATCTTTGATGAAGATGTTTACGTCTTCGCCAGATTTTGCGCGTTTTCTTCCTAGAGGCCCAGAGGACGTTAAGGCTGCTGAGCAAGCGACTGATTTGGTAAACTTTGCGATTAACACTGACAACAACGGCTTTCGTGTTTTGCATGATTTTTTCAAAGATGCTTTGTTGTTCAAGGTTGGTGCTATAAAGTTTCATTGGTCTGAGACTGACACGACTGTCAACGAGACTTATGAGAACCTCACTGAAGACGAACTGACGTTATTGATTAGCGACCCTGCTATTGAGATTATTTCTCAGGATGTAACTGAGATGGGTGTTGTATCTCCTGACGGTGCTGAGTTGCCTATGGAGCGAAACTTTTCTGTAGAGGTTAAGCGCACGAAGAAGTCTGGCAGTGTTAAGCTAGACAATGTGCCGCCTGAAGAATTGATATTTAGTCGCCGCGCTACTGCTCTCGATGATTGTTCGTTTATTGCACACAGGACGCAGGTACGCGCTGGCGACTTGATAGAGCAGGGTTATGACGCTGATATTGTTCTTAGGTATGCTGGTTATGATGATTTAGACGATGAGCCTGAGAGGCAGGCGCGTTTTGAGGAGTTAGAGTCTGGCGATACGTTTGAGAACGCCGACCCGACTATGCGTGAGGTTTTGGTTACTGAGGCGTATATAAAGGCTGACTATGACGGTGATAATATTCCTGAGTTGCGTCGTGTAGTTGCTTTGGGTGATGGTGTTGAGGTTCTCGAGAATGAACCCTTTGACCATGTTCCATTTGCTTTATTGTCGCCTATTCTAATGCCTCATCGCATGGTTGGGCGGTCTGTCGCTGAGATGGTGATGGACTTGCAGTTGATTAAATCAACGATCATGCGTCAGATGCTAGATAATTTGTATTTGACGAACAATAGTCGTGTTGTTGCGGTTGAGGGGCAGACAAATCTTGATGATTTACTTTCGAGCCGTCCTGGCGGCGTTGTTAGGGTTCGTGCGCCTGGGATGGTTCAGCCGCTGGCGGTCCCGCAATTGGGTCAGTCTGCGTTTGCAATGCTTGAGTATGTGGATCAGGTTCGTGATCAGCGTACGGGTTTTTCTAAAGCTTCGATGGGCCTTGATCCGTCGACGCTTCAAAGCACAACGGCAAGCGCTGTTAACGCGACGATTCAGGGGGCGCAATTAAAGATCGAAATGATTGCGCGTGTTTTTGCTGAGACTGGCTGCAAGGATTTAGCCAAGGGCGTGTTGCATTTGCTTCAGAAGCATCAAGATAGCGAGCGTGTTGTTCGTATTCGTGGTGAGTTTGTGAGCATTGATCCACGAGCTTTTGCGAATGGCTTTGATTTGACTGTTGAGGTTGGTCTTGGCAACGGGCGCGAAGATGAAAAGATGGCAATGCTTGCTCAGATTGCTGGCAAGCAAGAGCAGATTATAGCGCAGTTAGGGCCGCAAAATCCTGTAGTAAAGCCAAGTCAGTACGTTAATACATTAAAGCGCATTGCTGAAATGGCTGGCTTTAAGGACACTGAGCAGTTTTTTGCGTCTGGCGATCAGATTGATCAGCAGATTGCGCAGGGTGTTCAGCAGCAGGGTCAGGATAATTCTGCGAGCATTGAGCAAGCCAAGCTGGAAGCTGAGATAGCGCTGAAGCGTGAGAAGATGCAGGCAGAGATTGCCCTTGAGCGTGAGAAGATGCAGGCAGATTTAGCTTTGCGTCGTTTTGAGCTTGAGGCAGAGTTGCAGCTTCGTCAGCAGAAGCTTGCGGCTGGCGGTAATGTTTCAGTGAACTTGCCGAGACAATGACAGATTTATTAGTTGAGCAAGATCGTGGTGCTAGGGCTGCGAGTATTTTGCGTGAGCCTTTGGTAGTAGAGGCTTTTGAGGAATTACGAAAAACGTATGTCGATGGTTGGTCATGCAGTGATCCGAGTGACACCGATTTTCGTGAGCAGTGTTTTCATTTGCTGAAGGCTCTTGAGGCGTTTGAGCGGCATTTTCAAAGTGTTGTTGAGACAGGCAAGATGGCTTCATTACAAATGGGAACAACAGGACGAAACCTATAAAATTTGGAGATTTTTATGTCTGGTACTCCGCAGGAATCCAGCTTTTCACAGGCAGATGCTGTGAATTTACTATTGAACGCCCAAGCCCCTGAACAGGCAAGCGAGGATGTTCAAGAGCAAACCGCCGAAACGACTGAAGTAGAGGCATCCGAAACTGAAGAGGTAGAAGTTGAGGCCGCTGATAACAGCCAAGCCGAGATGGAAGCTGAAGAAGTTGAGGAAAGCAGTGAGGAAGTTGAGACTATCGACACCTACGCTGTTAAGATTGATGGCGAAGATGGTGAGGCCACGATTGATGAACTCATCAAAAACTATCAGTTAGAAAAAACGGCTCAGAAAAGGCTACAAGAGGTGTCTGAGCAGCGAAAAGCTGTTGATGCTGAAAAAGCGTCTACTGAGCAAGCTCGTCAGCAATACGAGCAAGCCCTTAATGTGTTAGCCAGTCAGATAGAGCAGGCCAATCAGCCAAAAGATCAGGCTTATTGGGATGGTTTATTTGAAAGCGACCCACTTGAATATGTTAGACAGCGCGATCAAGAGCGTGATGCTCAAACCAGGGCACAAGCTGTGCAGGCTGAGCAATTGCGTTTGCGTCAGGTAAAAGTAGCAGAAGAGCAAAAGAAGCTTCTTGAGTTAGTTCCAGAGTGGAAAGACCCAGAAGTGGAAGCGAGAGAAAAGGCAGCGATTGTTACATACGCACAATCTAAAGGCTTTACTTCTCAGGAGCTTGGGAATGCTATTGATTCTAGGTACGTTGATTTGATGCGCAAAGCTTATCTCTACGACAATTTGCAGTCACAAAGGCCTATTGCTGCAAAGAAGGTAAAGACAGCGCCTAAGATGGTGAAAAGTGGGCAACCAAAGACTAAGGGCGACTCTGCAACAGAGCGAAAGCGTAAGGCTTTTGACAAACTCAGAAAGACCGGCACGAAAGAAGATGCCGTTCAATTCATGTTAACTCGCTAAACTTAGGAGGCCAACAGTGGCTACTTACACAAGCGCAACCGCTATCGGAGAGCGCGAAGATTTATCCGATATTATTTATCGCGTGGATCCCGACGACACCCCACTATTTTCCAATGCACAGAAGGAAACAACAAGAGGCATAATCACAGAATGGCAGGTCCAAGAGCTTGCTAGTGCAGTTGATGACAATCATGCCTCAGAAGGTGCTGATTTTAGTTATACTAATCCCAGCCCTACAACTAGACTTACTAATGTGCACCAAATCGCAGTACAGGCGGCGTCAGTATCTAACACCTTAGATACCGTCGATAAAGCTGGCCGCGATAAGGAAACCGCATACGTCAAGGTAAACAAGGGTATCGAGCAGCGTAGAGACATCAACAAGTCTCTATACAAAAACGAAGCCAAGTCTACGTCAGAGCCACGTAAAGCTGCAAAGCTAATTACGTGGATAACAAACGTAGACAAACCGTCTGACATGGCGGCGGCAACTGGCGACGGTAGTGACACGGCTGACCTTACTGGTACAGCAGCAGCACTAACGCTTGCCAAGATTGATGCAGCGATGCTTGCAGCCTATAACGATGGCGGCAATCCGAGCATGTTGTTGATGTCACCAACTAACAAGCAGAACTTTTCTGGCTTGTCCTCTGGTTCTGTTTCTACAAACCAGATTACTTACACTGCTCCGCGTGAGGCGAGCATTGTGGGGTCTGTATCGCTATATCTCAGCGACTTCGGTGAGTTAAGCGTGACAGTAGATAGGACATGTCCAAATTCAGAAATGTATCTGATAGACACAGACTATGTGTGTATTGGGTCATTGCCTGGACGCATGTTTAGCGCGTCTGATGTAGCCCCTGTCGGGGATGCAACCAGATTCGCTATAGTGTCCGAGTACACTTTGATAGTTAAGGCTCCCAAAGCACATGCTGCGGTAATTGGCCTTAACGGTTCATAGTTTCCTTCTGTTCAACTTGAGGGGGCTGCTTCGGCGGCCCCTTTTTTATTTGAGGTATGTATGAAGAGACTTCTCAGCCACGATCCGATTACTGGCAAAAAAACAACATTTCACTGGCAGCCTGAGGGCAACTATGTGACCACTGAAATGGACGTGACGCCTATTATGAACAGTGCCAAAGAAGAGGCAAAAGACTGGCGTTATGGTTCTCTTATTGGGAACACTCAAAAGCATAAACAAAAGATCGCTGATATTCCTGCGCCTTTGTACTACCAGCTTGTCGAAAAGTTTGGTCAGCCTTGGCAGAACCCTAAGAAGTGGCGTCAGTGGGTAAACGAGCGTGATAACCGCGTATTTAAAACAACGGGCGGTACTGTATAGATGGCTATTACGACTTATTCTGAGCTTCAAACTGCTATAGCTAATTTCTTGGCGCGTGATGATTTAACTTCTCGCATTCCAGAATATATTGAGCTTGCTGAAGCACGGATGAGCCGTGAGTTAGACACCCGTTCACAGGAAAAGCGAGCCACTGCGCCGACAGCAGCCAGCGATGAGTTTATCAGCTTACCAACAGACTTGCGCAAAATACGATTGGTTAAGCTTAACACTGATCCCATTGATGTATTGGAGTATGCTTCTCCACAAGATTACTATGAAACCTATTCGTCTTCGGGTGGTGGTCGGCCTAAGATTTACACGGTCATAGGAACTGAGATTGCTTTGCGGCCTATTCCTGACAGCGTAATGACGGTTGAAATTATATACTCTGAAGACATTTCGTCTTTGTCTGACAGCAACACAACAAATACCATACTTACTAGGCATCCAGATGCTTATCTTTATGGGTCTTTGCATTCTGCGTATTTGTTCTTGTTGGATGAGGCTAGGTCTAATCAGTATGACGCGCTGTTCACTCGTGTAATGGCAGAGATCAAACAGGACAACGAGAAAGCTTTTTATGGTGGCCCGTTGGCGATGAAAAGCGATTATGTAGGAGCATAATATGTCTGCAATGTCTAATTATCTTGAAAACGAAATTCTTGATCATGTGTTAAGTGTTGGGTCATACACAATGCCTTCTGCGGTTTACGTGGGGCTTTCCACAGGCAGCTTTAATGATGATAATAGTGGTACGGAATTATCTGGAAATAACTATTCTCGTGTTGCCGCTACTTTTAGCGCTGCGTCTGGTGGTGCAACCTCAAATTCTGGTGTTTTAGAGTGGAGCGCTGCAACGGGAAGTTGGGGGAGCGTAAGTCACTTTGGAATATTTGACGCAAGTTCTTCTGGAAATCTTTTAATACACGGGGCTTTTAGCGCTGCGAAAACAATTTCGACGGGAGACATTCTAAGAATTAACGCAACTGATCTGGATGTTACGGCAGCATAATGCCTTATTTTGCGGATCGAGTTAAAGCCACAACAACGACAACTGGAACAGGCGCACTTACTCTGTCTGCCTCCGGTGAAACAGGTTTTAATGCTTTTCCATCTAGCTTGAACGGGCTGACTGTTGGTTATGTCATAGAATCGGCTGATGGTTCAGATTTTGAAATCGGAACGGGTACATATACCCACTCTTCGTTAAATTTAACACGAACATTACGGTCTTCTTCGACTGGCTCTTTGTTAAATTTAGCTAGTGGCACTCATACTGTTTTTCTCAGCCCTGCCGCTCAAGATCTTCAAATTGTAGAAGTGTTTTCCAGCACTTCTGATTTGCCTAGCGCTACTGACTATCATGGCCGCATCTATCACGTTCATGGAGAAGGAGCCATGTATTTTGCTCATGCAGGCAATTGGGTGAAGCTTGCGAATAGTAGTGATGTAAGTAGTTACACTTTGCCCACGGCATCATCCACCACTTTAGGCGGCGTGAAAGTTGGAAACAATTTATCTATAGATGGATCAGGTGTGTTATCAGCATCTGCTGGATCATCCTTAACGGTTCAAGATGAAGGCTCTGCACTTAGCACGGCCGCGACAGCCTTAAACTTTGTTGGCTCTGGTGTTACCGCTTCGGGAACGGGTGCTACCAAGACGATTACCATCTCTGGCGATAGCGGTGGAGGCGGTGGTGGTGGTGGTGGTACTGTGACATCCTACGCGAATAAGGCAGCGATTGACGCTGTGAGCAGCCCATCTGAAGCTGACTTAGCTTTTGACGAAGATAAAAACGTACTGTATATTCGTGCTGGTGGAGCTTGGGAGCGTGTGCAGCATGGAGGTAACGCAGGTCCGCGCTTCACAACAACACCAGTGTCCACGTTAGCTTTGAGCAGTGCTGGTTCAACATCAACTATAACGGCTGTTGCAGTAGATGAAGCAGGTTTTCCAGTTAGTTATGATTGGGACGCTTTTTCTGGAACAACAGTCTACACCTCAAGTTCACTACCAAATCAGATTACGAATGTAAGTGAAAGCAACGGCGTATTTACCCTGACTCCCTCTACTAATTCCAGTCACGCAGGATCGTTTACTTTTCGTACAAAAGCATCTGATGGTGCGCAAGTTACATTGGCCACAACGACTGTGAGTTTAGCGTTTTCTCAAGATATAACAACGCCTAATTCCAGTCCATTTGATGCGGCAGGAACGAACAGCTTCGACGTCACTAGTGGAGAGACAGAGAACAGCGGTGCTGGCTTCTCAAGCACATTGAGGACAGGTAAATTTTACCTTGAGTTCGTCATGGGTTCAGGCACAAGCAATCAAAGCCAAGCCCTGATCGGTCTTGTTGATAGCACCGTTTCATCTGCCGGGTACGCTACTGCAAATTCAGTTTCAATTAACGGATATGCAAGCAGAAAATTCCCGGGAGGCAGTAGTTTGGGTTTAGGCCACTTCGATGCGCAGGGCGATATTGTAATGATGGCGTATGACACATCGACTCGTGAAGTCTGGCTTGGTGTAAACGGAAGTTGGTACGAGGACCCAAGCACTTCATCGAGCTTTACGGTTGGTACTTCTAGCACATCATCATTTAAGCTTCTGTTCGGTGGCACGACAGGTAGCAGCGCGTATGATGGAACAATAATAACGGCTGGGTCAGGGACATTCAGTTACAGTATACCAAGCGGTTTTTCAGGACACTAGAGGATTGTCTTAAATCATGTTGGGTTTTCATCCACTATCATCTTCACCTTTGGCAGGTCAAAGAGGTGCGGTCCAGCAGTTAAGGACTCTTGAAGAGTTAGACAAGTGGGGTACGTTAGACCAGCTTGATCAGTTTGGCACATTAGAACAGCTAGACTTTTTAGAATTTAAAGATGTTTCTGGAAGCGCAGCGCTTTCGTTATCCGCAACTGCCGTTGGTTCAACGACTGTTACGCATGAGGCGCAGGGGTCGGCTTCGATTTCGATTGCTGCATCGTCTGAGTGCAAGGCGGTAATACCGATTGTTGGCGTGCAAAGCGATATTGCTCTGGCCTCGTCGGGTGTTGCAACGCATCTGAAATCCGTTTCTGGGCAGGCAGCAATTAGTTTTGCTTCTAGTGGTGAAGTTAAGGCGGTCTTATCGTTTGCTGGCGCTTCTGCAATTTCATCGTCTGCATCGGCAAGTTTTGTTGGAACATTTGTGCAAGTTTCTACGACACCAATTGAAATATCGTCACTGGCTGTTGGCGAAAGGCTAGGTGAGGCATGGTCAGATATATCGGCGGGCAGCGAAACGTGGTCGGACTTGGCCGCGTCAAGCCTAGCATTTTCCCAGCAAAGCGTTGGCTCAGAAAGTTGGCTTAATCAATGATACCTTTTGGAGAGTGGCTACCAGATCAATCAGATTTGCAAAACCCTGGCGCAACGATTGCAACTAATGTGTTGCCAGCAGCCCGTGGTTATAAGCCTTTTGCAAGCTTAACGACTGTTTCAGCGGCGGCGACAAATCGCTTGCGTGGTATATATGCCACAAAAGCAACAGATGGCACTGTAATTACTTTCGCAGGTGATCAGGGCAAGCTTTACAAGTTAGACAACTCTGACTTCAGCTTAGACGAAACCAACACGGGCTATACTGTTACGAGCGACATGTTTTGGGATTTTGTCAGGTTTGGCAATGAGGTTATTGCTGCTGGGTCTGACAGTGACGTGCTCCAAGGTTTTACGATTGGCACGGACAGCGCCTTTGCATCTGTGTCGGGTGCGCCTGCTGCAAGGCATTTGGCGGTCATTCGTGATTTTGTTGTGACTGCTAACGTCACGTATAGCTCTGCAACGCATCGCAGCCGTGTGCGTTGGTCTGCGATTAACGATGCTACAAGCTGGACGATAGGAACAAACCAAGCAGACTTTCAGGACATTCCTGATGCTGGTCACATCACTGGTTTGGTTGGCGGTGAGTTTGGCGTAGTTTTGTTGGAGCAAGCTATTGCGCGAATGCAATACGTTGGCTCGCCTTTGATCTTTACGTTTGAGAAGGTTGAGACGGGTCACGGGTGTAACTACCCAAACAGCATAGCAAGCCTTGGACCAACGCAAGTGTTTTACCTTGCTGACGATGGATTTTTTATGTTTGACGGGCAGCGCAGCATTCCGATTGGCGCTGAGAAGGTCGATCAGTTTTTCTTTGATGATTTGGACTTTGCCAACAGCGATAGGATAAGCTGCGCGATTGATCCAGAAAATCAGGTGGTCATGTGGGGTTATCCTTCCGTAAGCGGTGTTGGAGAGCCAGATAAAATACTGGTGTACAACTACGCTGTACAAAGGTGGTCTGTTGTAGAGCTTGACCATGAGCTTTTGGCAAGCTCGCTTACTCCAAGCTTTACAGTAGAAAGCCTAGACACTCTAAGCAGCACAATAGACGGTCTGACGACTTCTTTGGACTCTCGTTTTTATGCTGGCGGTTTTTTTCAGTTAAGCGCTGGGAAGGACAAAAAGATACATACGGTTACGGGTGCGCCTTTAGCTGCAACTTTGGAAACGACAGAGTTTGAGCCTGCAACAATGCGCAAATCGCTTATTCGAGGCGTAACGCCTTATGTAACAGCAAAAAACTCAACGCCAACTCTGAGCGTTCAGGTAGGTTCACGCAGTAGACAGATAGACAGCCCGACATTTAGTTCAGAGCTTTCCCTAAACGCAGACAACAATTGTCCAGCGCGTAGCAGCGGAAGGTATCATCGTGTTCGTGTGAACGTCAGCGGCACATGGAGGTATGCTCTGGGCGTTGACGTTGATGCTGTAAGTATGGGCAAGCGATGACAGAGTTTAACTATGTTAAGTTGCCTGCCGCTGGCGCTGACGCAAGACAAACGGCGCAAGCTGTAAATCTGCTGATTGATGGTAAATTCAACGCCATTGGTAGTATTACATTAACAGCGAGCGCCACGACTACAGCGGTAACAGATTACCGCGCTGGGCCTGACAGCGTGATTTTATTCACGCCTACAACGGCTAACGCTGCTGCCGAGCAAGGCAACGGCACGATGTTCTTATCTGGTAGAGCCAAGCAGGGTTTTACAATAACCCATGCGAATAACTCTCAGACAGACAGAACTTTTCTCTACATTGTCATAGGATGAAATTCACAGTCATTTACCCAAAGCTTTTACCTGATTTGTGGCCTCACGTTAGCCCGTTGTTGGATAAAGCTGTCAGGCTAAACCCTGAGATTATTGATTTAGGTGATGTGTATGCTGGCGCTCTTGCTGGTGTTTACGTTGTTTGGGCGGCTGTTGATGAAACCACTGGCGAGTTTGTTGGTGCGGTCACAACAAGAATAATAACCTACCCGAAATCCAAGGCGTTAGCGATGGATTTTCTGGGTGGCACACGAATGAAGGAATGGCTGCACCTAGCGCAAGAGGCGGTTGAGGAACATGCGAAACGCAATGGATGTGAACATCTGGAAGCTTACGGGCGCAAAGCGTGGTCACGGTATCTTGAACCGCTTGGCTGGGGTCAGGCTTATATAACTTACAAGAAGGAACTTTGACATGGGTAAGGGTAGTAACTCAACTGTCACAAACGTTCAGGCATTACCCCCTGCTGTGCAAGATGCGCTTGAGCAAGCTTACACTGACTTTAATCCGTTTCAGGCGGCTTTCAATCAGGTTAGTTCGTTTGATCCGACTGCACCTTTAGCTGGCACTGCAAATTTAAGCACAGGTGAAACTCAAGCAATTAACGCGGCTCTAAGAAACCTGCAATCTCAGCCACAGCTTCTTGCCGACGCCCAAGCAAACTTAACTGGACTTATGGGCGGTGCAATTGACACAACCGCATTGCAAAATCAACTTAACTTACCTGATTTTACTGCTGGCTCTGTTGATCCTTCTCTATTGGCGAATGCTGCAACGGCAGCGGCAGACGCAAGCGCATTGCAAAATCTTGCTGGGTCTACAATTGACACAAGCCAGCTTGCCAATCTTGTTGGAAACCGAGCCGATACAACTGGCTTGGAAGCCGCAGCGCGTGCAGGTATTGACACAACAGGCATAACGGGTGCGGCAAGCCAAGCCGTTAGCCCAGCACAGCTACGTGCGCTTGGTGGCGCACAGACAGATTTGCAAGGCGTTTTGAGCGCCGCGCAACGCGCTACAGATGCGAGCAACATAGTCGCAGCAGGAAATCGCACAGCAGATACCTCTGGTGTTGCTGATATTGCAGCACAGCAAAACGCTGCAACGAACTTACTGACAGGCTTAGCAAGCGGCGGCACAAATCCGTTGCTTCAGCAGCAGGCGCAAAACGCGATGCAGGGAGCCATTGATAGGGTAAGCTCACAGTATGCTCTGGGAGGTCGTTTAGGTTCTGGGAGTTTTGCAGGGGCGCTAGGCGCTGGCATAACCAATGCAGCCTTGCCAATTCTTTCTCAAAACCTACAGCAAGATCAGGCAAGACAGTTGCAGGCTGCTCAAGCGTTAGGGCAGGTTAGTGGTCAAGATATTGGGCGTCAGCTTGCGGCGGCAGAGCTTGGTGTAAGCGCACAGCAAGCAGATATAAACAGAGCATTGCAGGCAGCACAAAGCGCAGCAGGAATACAGCAGGCAGACCTTGCCAGAGGCTTGACGGGCGCAACAACAGCGGCAGGTTTACAGCAGCAAGACTTAGGAAGAGCATTGTCAGGCGAGCAAGCAGCAATTTCTGCACAGCAACAAAACCTGCAAAGAGCTTTAGCTGGTCAGCAGGCGGCTGCTGATTTAGGCCAAGCAGACCTTGCAAGGCAGTTAGCAGGGCAGGGGCAAGTCGTAGACGCTGCAAATGTAGGGCTTGCGAGGGATGCACAGCTTGCAGGACTGTTGACAGATGCAAGCAGGCAACAGACCGGATTGCAGGCAGATATTGCGCAGTCATTGCTGGGAGCCGAGCAGGCAGACCTAGCAAGGCAGTTACAAGGCGCAGGGGCTGTTACAGATTTGGCAACGAGTGACTTGGGTAGGGCATTGCAGGCTCAGCAGGCTAGTCGGCAGATTGATGCAACGCTTGCCAATCAGCTTACGGCTGCTTCTGAGGCAGACGCCAGAGCAAGGCTTGCGGCGATTGGTGCAGCACCAGGATTGCTTGGGGCTGATCAGGCGCTTATCAGTCAGGCGGCACAACTTGGCGGTCTTGAAAGGGGCATTCAGCAAGCTCAACTTGACGCGCTTACAGCGCAGCAGCAGCAGCAAAACGTGCTTGATCAAAACCAGATTAACGCACTTCTTAGCGCTTCTGGAATGGGCGGTGGTTTGTTTGGTAACACAACAACACAGACAGGCGGTGGTCCTAGTGCTTTATCAAGCGGTCTTGGCGGCGCTATTACTGGTGCAACTTTGGGTAATGCAATAGGGCCGGCTCTTGCTGGTTCAACCTTGGGTAGCACACTAGGAATAACTGCTGCTAATGCTGGTGGTTTAGGTGCGGCTTTAGGCGCTGGTTTAAGCTTAATATCTGATCGACGCTTGAAGAAAGACATTAAGCAGATAGGCACACACGCGAATGGCTTGGCTATGTATAGCTGGCAATGGAATGACGAAGCGCAAAGTCGTGGGTTTGATATTTACCCAACTGAAGGATTTATGGCGCAAGAAGCTAGAGAAGTTTATCCGCAACACGTTCATGTTCATCCATCTGGTTACTTAATGCTTGATTATGCGTCACTCAGCAACGAAACAATGGGGGCTGCGTAATGCAAGGTTTATTTGGAAATCTAAATAACACACTCAACAACATTGGGCTTAGTGGCAACTTAGGATTGCTAACAACAGGCGTTGGCTTGTTGGAAGGTCAACCAATTGGTCAGGCTGTGCAAGCTGGGCTTGGAACTTATCAGGGGCTTGCTGATATTGAAGAAGACCGCAAGCGTAAGGAGATGATTCAAAAGCTTATCTCCGAGGGTGGTTTTACGAAGCAAGAGCAGGCTTTAATTGCGGCAAGCAATAATCCAGCAGGCACAGCAGTACAAATTCGCAATCAAAAGCAATCACTTGCAGATGCAGCGGCTGCACGAAAGGCAAATAGAAAGCCTACGCTTCAAGAGCAAATCGACGAAAGGTTCGCGGTTGGTCGGGCGCAAGGTTTAACTGGTGAAAAGCTGCAAATATATGCGATGACTGGAAAGGTTCCGGCAAGTGCCCGTACACCAGATGATATTTATACTGACGCTTTGCTTGCAGGTTACACAGAAGAAGAGGCAGCTTTAACAAGAATAGACCCTGATTATGTACCTCCCCGTTTTACAGGAGATAAAATAACAGACACAACTGATTTTAAGAATTTTAAAGAGCTACAAAAAGACAATCCAGATCTTACTTTTGAACAATATTTGAGAAGTAAAGTCGATATACAAGCCAAGGGCGTTTATAAAAACAGAGAAACTGGCGAAATTATCGGTGAAGTAAATTTCGATCCGTATGACGGAACATACTTTCAATATGACGAAAGCGGGCAAAAAAATATAATAGATATTAGAAACTTTAGTCCTATGACTGATGCAACTTTTGCCAAGACAATTCCGAACTTTGCTACATTTAACAAAAACATTGAAGAGCTTAACACAGACAGAACAAGCATGAAGCGTTTGTCAGAATATATGACAACAGTAAACAATACAAACGAAGGTTTATTAAGATTAGCAGATCAATTTTCTGCAAGTGCCAAAACCTTGCTTGGTGGGTTTTTCAAAAGAGCTTTTGGTATAGATGATTACACCACTCTAAGTAAAACAGAGATAAGCAACAAATTAGCTCAAGGTAAACTTCAAGGTTTAATTGGTAGGTTTAGAATAGAAACTGTCGGTGGCGGCGTGATGACAGAACAAGACGCATTAAGAATTATCGCCAATCTTGGTGGTGATGTTAATTTGTTGCAAAACAAAGAAATCGTCGCGCAACAACTTGCAAGTCTTTATGAAAACAAAGCCAACTCTTTAAACAGAAAAATTAAGCTACACAATAACGCTGTACGGCAAGTTTACAGTGAATCTGGTTATGGACCAATAGAAGAAGTTGAAATTGATAAATCAATATTTACACCAGATAGATCGTTACTAGAGACAGAAGAAACCACGTCAACAAAGCAGACGATTGAGTTAAAAGACTTCAATGTGTCTGAGATCAACACTTATACAAACGACGAATTATTGGGTGTTCTTAATAAAGCAGCAGATAATTCAAAAGAAGCTATAGCGATTGTTCAAGAATTGCGTTTGAGAGGTTTAATAAAATGACCGAATTAACTCCTGAACAACGTGCGAGGCTGTTAGCAAAAGCTCAAAGGATACTTCAATCACAAAGCCAATCTCAACAGCCCGTTGATTTTCGTCTTGGCGGTTTGTATGAAAATATTATGGGCGGCGTGGGTGCTGTAGATACTCCTGGCGAGCTTATTGGGGAAACAATTAAAGCAACCGCCGCAGGCGCGACAAGAGGCATTGAGGGATTGCTTGGCTTACCTGAAACGGTTGGCGCCCTTGCTAAAAGAGGCTTTCAGTTTGCAAGGGGTCAAGAAGTTCAGCCAATGCCAGACCAAACTGTTTTAGGGGGTGCATTTCGCCAAGGTGTAAGCGCTTTAACAGGTCTTGCTGGTGATTCTAACGCTATGGATTTTGTGCCTGATAGTAGACTTGGGCGATTTGCTGGAACTGCCGGAGAGTTTCTTGGCGGTGCTGGCGCACTTACAAAGCTAACTAAGCCTGTTGTTGGAACTTCTGTAGTTTCTGGTGTGGGCAGCGAAGCAGCAGGCCAAGCCACTGAAGATACAGCGATTGGCGGCGTAGACATTGAGCCTTTCGCAAGAATTGCTGGTGCGATTGCCACTCCTTATGCTGGCAGCAAAACCTTACAAGCACTTTCTAAAAGGTCTGCATCGCGCCCAACTATAGAGGCTTTAAAAAACGAAAAAAACGAAGCTTATAGATTGGTTTCTCAAGCTGGTGAGGGCTTCGAGCCAGAAGATGTTGCAACCTTAATTAATAAGGCTCAAGCAGAGGCAAGAGTGTCAGGTTTTCTTCCTGAAACAGATCAAGCAACAACAAAGGCATTAGCCTTGCTAGGTCAGTTTGAGGGCAGAAAGATTTTTATGGATGATTTAGATAAAATCAAAAGAAGGCTAAACAAGCTTTACAAGAGCGCTGACGATGAAGTGGCGATATTAAGCATAATCAAATCAATAGATGATGCGGTTGCTGGCAAAGCGTCAAACAGCGCGTTGATGACTGCTGCTCGCGCAGCAAACTCAAAATACGCGAAGGCGCAGCTTCTAGAAAAAGCATTCAAAAAAGCTGATGATCAAATTAGCAGCACTGGATCAGGTGGGAATGTTGTAAATAAATATAGGCAAACGCTTACCAGCATAAAGAACGACCCAAAGAAAGCGCGGTTTTTCTCAGACGACGAACTGGCGACAATGGATAGGATTGTAAGTGGAGGGTTTGGCCCTAACACGCTTCGGTTAATAGGAAAGCTGTCACCGTCTGGCAATGGCCTTATGACCGCACTTAACATTGGTGCTGTTGCCGCCAACCCAGCGTTTATTGGCGTGACAATAGCAGGAACTACCGCAAAAGCTCTCTCAGAGCGGCAAATTATTAAAGCGGTAGAGGGCTTGAAAAATTTAGTGGCTGCTGGCGGTGTCAAAGCAGCAAAATTTGATGAGTTGCGCGGCGTTGCTGTTGAGCTTTTATCTCCACAATTTGTTGCGCCTAGAACTTTAGGATTGACCGCGCAACGTCCTGACGAAGAGGAACTAAACTAATGGCTAAGACAAAGATCAGCGAATACGACGCAACAGCGGCCAACAACACCGATATAGATAGCATTAACATTGCTGAAGGTATGGCCCCGTCTAATGTTAACAATGCCATTCGGGAAATGATGGCGCACCTCAAGGATATGGATGCTGGCACACAGGCTTTGACAAGCCCACAGCTTACCTCTGTTGATATAAACGGCGGCACAATTGATGGCGTAACGATTGGGGGAGCTTCGGCTGGGGCAGGAACATTTACTAATCTGACAGCCACAGGCACGACAGCCCTATCTGGTACTACTTTTAGTGGCAATGTCTCTTTCGGTGATAACAATATTACGAATGTTGGTTCTCTCCAAGTAGACGACATTGCTGGCGATACAGACGGAAATACATTTATTGCATTTCCTGGTTCTGATGTGATGACCATGCACACAGGAAACGTAGAGGCCATTCGTATTGATGCTAGTCAAAATGTTGGGATTGGAATTTCCAACGCAACCGAAAAGTTTACAGTCGTTAATTCTTCATCTGGGATTGTTGGACGATTTACTAATAACACAAATCAGACACTGGATTTAGGTGTTGTCTCTGGCTCTGGGGCGGCTGGAGGAGTTTTTTTTAACAACGCAAACTCTGGTTATCTTGCGTTTCAATCTGGCGGCACAGAAGCCATGCGCATCGCAAGCGGCAACGTGGGGATAAGTTCAACAGGTAACGCAATTGATGAAATGCTTCATTTAGAAAAGTCTACTGGTACAACTCTAGTAAAAACTGAAGTAGGCGGTAACTCTACTGTAGGTTTTGAAATTAAAAAGACTGGTTCTACCACGAGTAATTGGAGAATTGCAGACGGGCAAACGGTTAACGGAAAATTAGAAACAGTCGTTCTATTATGACGTTTGATGAAAATGGCAACGTTGGGATTTCTACGATTTCGCCTGATGGTCTTCTTCATATTTTTGAAGGCGGTGATACAGGAGGCACTGCACATGCCGATGCAGACACACTTATTTTAGAAAATGATGGTAATTCTGGTTTAACAATAATGTCTTCTACCAGTGGCAAAGGCACAATTAATTTCGATGATGCAGGGGGTAATGCACGAGGGTCTATTGTTTTTGACCATTCAACGGATAACCTTACGATTGATGTTGCAGGTAATATTATAATTGACGCAGATGTTGACGTGGGGATTGGGACGACTTCGCCACAAAGTGCTGCACATCTTAAAGGCGAAACTGCCGCTTTAGGCGTAGATGATTATCCTCAATTAACTATAGAAACAGCAGCAACATCTGGTGCAGCTAATACTGGTGGTGGTATTTTATTTTTAAATCACGATGGTACTGGCGGTAGTTTTGGTGGAAGCATTCAGTCACTCAAAGAAAACGGAACTTCTGGGAACTCTGCCCACTATATGAGATTTAGTACAAGAGCAAATGGTGGCAGTGTAACAGAAGCCATGAGAATCGACAGCAACGGCAACGTGGGGATAAGTTCAACAGGTAACGCAATTGATGAAATATTACACATTGAGAAGTCTACTGGTACAACTCTAGTAAAAACTGAAGTAGGCGGTAACTCTACTGTAGGTTTTGAAATTAAAAAGACTGGTTCTACCACGAGTAATTGGAGAATTGCAGACGGGCAAACGGTTAACGGAAAATTAGAAATTTTTGATGTGACAGACAGTCGCTCTATTATGACGTTTGATGGCGATGGCAAAGTTGGGATTTCTACGATTTCGCCTGATGGTCTTCTTCATATTTTTGAAGGCGGTGATACAGGAGGCACTGCACATGCCGATGCAGACACACTTATTTTAGAAAATGATGCTAATTCTGGTTTAACAATAATGTCTTCTACCAGTGGCAAAGGCACAATTAATTTTGATGATGCAGGGGGTAATGCACGAGGGTCTATTGTTTTTGACCATTCAACGGATAACCTTACGATTGATGCGGCTGGAGTTATTATTCTTGATGCAGATGGTGGAGATATCGAACTCCATGATAATGGAACAAAGATAGCGCAGTTTGCAATTAACAATACTGGGTTTTTTGATATTTTTTCAGCAGTGTCAGATAACGATATTAGAATTAGAGGTAACGATGGAGGTTCAACCGTTACCGCCCTGACGCTTGATATGTCTGCGGCTGGCGCTGCTACGTTTAATGCAGGTGCTACTTTTGCTGGCAACTTGCTTGTTGGTAAGACTGCTGCTAGTTCAGGAACCGTTGGCGCTGAATTACGTTCCACTGGATCAGTATTAGCCACCGCAGATGGGGGTTTTGCTGCTGTATTTAACCGTGAAACTTCAGATGGTGAGATTATTCGCATTAAAAAAGATGATGCCACTGTGGGCAGTGTTGGAACAGGTGGCGGTAGACCATACTTTGTAGCAGATAATGGCTCAACTGGTGGCGGCTTTAAGGTAGATAGCACTCAATTTTATCCCGTGGATAGGACGGGTGCTGTTTCCAACGGAGTATTAGATTTAGGTTATTCTAGTGGGCGTTGGAAAGACCTGCACCTTTCTGGCACTGCTTTTGCATCTAGCGCTAGTATTGGTACGACTTCGCCAGTTGCAAATACCCCTCTAACATTACAGGGTGCGTCTGGATTTGTAGATACACTTCATCTCAAATCTGTTGGAACCAATATTGATAGTCGTATTAATATCGCTCCAACTGGCACAGGTACTGCACAAATTAATAATAGCTCAGGTACAGCTATAGATTTTCAAATTGCTGGCGCAGATAAGATGATCCTGGACAGCAGCGGCAACTTGCTTGTGGGTAAGACGAGTTCATCTACAAGCACTGTTGGGGGTGAAATAAACCCAGACGGTACACTTGTTGGTGTTCGTGATGGCGGTAATCCTCTGTTTCTCAATCGGCTTACATCAGATGGTGCTATAGCTACGTTCCGCAAAGACGGCTCCACTGTGGGAAGTATTGTGTCTAGTGGCGGTACTACTGTGTACGCAGGAAATTCACATGGTATCATGTTTAACGGTGCTACGGCAGTACCTTCTAATAGTTCTGGTACTCGTGTTGATAACGCAGTCGATTTAGGGGCTTCAACCCATCGTTATAAAGACCTGCACCTTTCTGGCACTACTTTTACATCTAGCGCTAGTATTGGAACAACTTCGACATCGGCAACTCTTCATTTAGTTGCCAATTCTGGTACGACAGGTTTTCTGATGTCAGGTGCGGCAAGTAATAATATTGCATCTTTTATTACAAGTGGCGGCGCCGCAGCTATGACGCTTGATGCAAGCGGCAACGTTCTCGTGGGGTCAACTGCTTCTTTTACGGACGGTTCAAGCAACGCTGGCGGCAGTGGGGCATTGATGGTTGCAAGAGATGGTGAAAGGTGCGCCTTTTTTAAACGAGCAAGTAGTGACGGAGAGATAATCAATTTTATCCGTGGTGGGATTACAAATGCTGTTGGAACAATTTCTATAACCACAAGTGCTACAGCTTATAACACAAGTTCAGATTATCGGCTAAAAGAAAATGTAGTGTATGATTGGGATGCTACAACTAGATTAAAGCAACTCAAGCCTGCACGATTTAACTTTATTGTCGATCCTGACACTACAGTTGATGGCTTTCTTGCACATGAAGCAGCTACGGTTGTACCCGAGGC